CGCCGAAAGCATTATAGATAACGGTCTCGCCCGGCTGCAGCGGCTTAAAACGCAGGCTGCCGTTTTCTGTGGCGATGATGATGCCGTGCGCTGTCTTGCCGCCCAGCGGCAGCACGACACACTGGGTGCCGGCCGGCGGAGATGCGCTAAAGCCGAACTGCTGCATCATCTCCACGTCCGGCAAGGTTTCACCATCCAAGGCAGTAATCTGTGTCAGCTGATTGTCCGGCGCATTGTTGACGCGCGCAATCAATCCGCGAAATGGCTTACGGACGCCCGCCATGGCCCGCTCAATCATCGTGCGTATGTCGCGTGGGTGCATGTCAGCCTTTAATGGGGTTGCGTTAAATCGAGCGATTGGGCGATGCCTGGACCGATGCCGTTGCGTCCCAGCCGATGGCGGCGTTTATGCGGATGCGCCTCGATAATCCACATCGCGTCTTCTTTCAGAGTCAGCCTGGTCAAGGTCGGCTGATGACGGCCGCCCGTAAAACTCCGGCCCATCAAAAAGAACACATCGTCAATGTCGTGTGGCTCCGACACCACGCGGATACGCTGGCCAGGCTGCCACAACTGGCCGTCGCCAGGCTCACCAGGAGCGATAATCCGATGCCCCTGGACGGTCGCTGTCAGCGTAAATCCCTTGAGACGACTGTCCTGCATGAGCTTATACGCCCGGTCGTTGGCCTGTTTGGTGTTCTCGACCTCGTGATCGACGACGATCAGAGGTCGATACCAGGTAATGGCCGGATCTTTATAGGTGGCACGGACGTTGGTACGCGAAGTGTGAGTCGCGCTCGTATGTGTTTGCGACAACACCGTGACCTCGCTAAACGATCTGGATAACTCATCGTTACGCTCTAGCTCCTCCACATTATTGCCTTGACCATCAAAGCGCAGCATCAGCGTGGCCACCGGTGGCTTGTTGTAATCGGGGCCGCCGACGACTAACGTTCCGTCCGGCTCCATCCACGGCCACAAGCCATTGGCTTCGGCCGCATTCTGTAAGGTCTGCCAGGCCGTGTCGCAGGGTTCGACGTTGATTTTTTCACGTACTCTTTGATTGCTTGCATCGATGCGGATGTTGGTAATCCCTAGCGGTTTGACTATCCTGGCCACAATTTCTTCCAGCGTCAGCATCTGCGCCGCAAAGATCGACGCCGAACAATCGACTAATACGGCGGCGCTGTCGCGCCCAGACAGCGTCAGCTGATGAGACCGCTTACTGACACGATCCTTAAAGCCATCAAGCCGGCCAGTCAGCACCAGATCGCCGCCCACGCGCACGGTGACCTGCGCGCCGCGCTGAATGACCTCGGGAATTTTACCGGCGGCAATGGCCACCTGGAGGTGCCAGGCATCGGCAGGCGTCTGTAAATCACTGTCGATGGAGTACGATACCCATTCATTGTGCTGCAGGCCGCCGATAGCCAGCGTAACGCGTGCCTTGTCGCCTGGAGTTGTCATCTTATTTGGCATAGGCGTTTAATACCTGTCCCTGTGCAATAAAATTCGGCATGCGAACCTGCGGATTCAGGCGAGCAAGTTCGGTGCAGCGCGTCCAATCGCCATACCAGGCATGTGCGATCAGCGCCAGACTGCCGGTAAGCGGTGCTGGCCGAACCAGCAGCGGTGGATGGCGATTGATCGCCGCCCGTGCTGCCTCCTGGATCTGATAGGCGCTCTGCCGCAATGCCTCTGCTACAGGCCGCGCCGTCGACGGTGCACCGAATTGCGTGTAATACCCATCAATAGTATGAATCGCCCGTTGCAACAGCACGCGAACATCGGTCGCTATCACTTCGACCTCAATGGGACCCAGCACCGGCAAATAATTGACTTCGTCGGCCAGCACTGCCGAGGCCGCGTCAACGACGACCGCAGCAGCGAGTATTGTCTCTGCCGCCACGGCCAGTGCCTGCCCCTGGACAATAAGCTGTTTAACGGCCAGGCTAGGCACCGCGACGATGGGGACATTGCCGCCGTCGACGCTATGGCCCGGAGCGACAACAGGCATATCGTGACGCACCAATGCGCCGTTCACGGTTGTCATCATGGCCCGCCACGTTCGCATCTTCTGTGGTGCGTCCGGCACATCAGGAATGACCGCCACACTTGGTGTGCCCGTTGTTGTCGTCACGCCTGTCGTCGATGTTGACGACGCGGTCACGCCGGCAGACGATGCTAACGATGAACTGGGTCGCATATCCTTCAATAAACCGTACAGGGGCTGGGCAATGCCTTGATACAAGGTGCGCGTATCCGATAGCCACGCACGAGGTAAATTGACTATCGTCTGCCCCAGAGAGATCAGCGTACTGCCCTGATAGCCGAGGCGGCCGATCAGGCTGGAGATGCGGCCATGCAATTGATTGACCAAGGCATTGACCGCCGTCAGCCCCGGAAAACTGCTGGCCAGATTGGGAATCTCGAAGGCAAACAGATTGGACAGAATGTGATCAATCTTCAACGCCCCGTCGGCGGCATCGTCAGCGGCTGACGACACCACCCGAAACGAAAAAAATGGCTGTTCCGGCAAGCTCTCGATAAAATTGAGATCGACCATGCAGCCGTTGACCAGATCGGCGTGGTGTTCCACCGCAAAACTCTGACGCTGTACGATACGCTGGCCGAACACAGGGTGAATAAGCTCGCCACTACCGGGGTGACGCAGGGCGTTAATCAACGCCTGCAGACGGACATCGTAATCGTCGCCGTAGAAGATTGCCTTTAAATGGATACGTCGCGCTCTCTCGCCCAGGTCTTCGACGTTTGCGCCATCGACGTAGGCGATCTCATGCTCTGCCAGCGCATTGTCGATCTGGTCCCGCGTTCCTTGCACATCAAAACGCACGCCTCTAAAACTGGCATCTAACAGATTGTCTTTCCAGCTCATCGTCGCTCCTAGTGTCGGCTGGCCGTGCGGCCGTTGACTTCGTTGACGGCTTCTGCCAGCACACGGTCATTCATGTGTAATTCCGACTTCACAATAATGGGCTGTTGCACCACGGCCGTCAGCGCTGCCGCGGCCTGCTCGAATGCCTTGACGGCACCATTATTGGATGGTTGTGGATCGGTGGCATCTATGGCCCGCGCAGCCTGTTCAAGCGGACTGCGTGTGTCGACGCTCGTAAAACTATTGGCGGCCTGATCAAACCGTTTCGCAAAATCCGCTTGTCCCTGCGCTGAGCCATAGATTGACGCGACGCGGCTGGCGTCACTGGCCGCTGTGTCGGGTTCGTAGCTATCAGACAACCAGCCTTTCGTGCGTTTTAGGCCTTTGGCCTGCATTTGCGCGTCCATGTCGCTCATCGCCTTGTCGCGATCAACCGGAGGTTTTTTGTCGTCCTGCCGCGTATCGCCTCCCAGCACAAGTACCGGAGCGACGCGGCTCAAAAATGTGCGCAGAAAAGACAATATGCCGCTGCCGCCGGCGGCGAGACCAGCTCCGGCGGCGGCGCTCTCCTCAGCCGCGACTGCACTTGCAGAGGGCGGGGCCACGGGCGGAACCACTGGTCCCTTGGGAATCAACAGTTTCATGAGCCCCAGCCCGGCCAGCGCTGCTGTTAATCCATTTAACGCCAGTGTCGATCCCTCAATGGCCACACCGAAAGCCGGATATTTCCGATACACATCAGTGACGACCTCGGACCATTTGCCGAGCGCACTTGTGGCATCAGCAAGACCATGTTGCAGTGCATTGGCCTCTTCCTGTTGCTTCTGCTGCAATTTAAAACCGGACTGCTCCTTCAGGAAGCCATAGGCATTGTTGATCGTGTCGACGCCGCCTTTCTCCTGATAGTCAGCGACCATTTGCTGGTAGCCCTCGGGGTTCATGATCGCGCCGATGCCGCCCATTAATGACTGTTGATTATGAAAAATTTTACCGACCCCACGCCCAAGAAGAATCTGATAGACGCTTTCGGATTGCGCCTTTTGTTCATCCCTGGCATCGGCTTCGCCTGATGTGTCGCCGTTCTTCTTGGCATCTTCGGCACGCTGTTTGGCGACATTAAATTTTCTTTTGGCTTCGACAAACTTGGGATCGGATTCAGCAATGCGCTGGACGAGGCCGATCACGCTCTGGATTGAATCCATCCCTCTGGCCTGATTGTCGGCCAGGATGTAGCCCAGATCCAGATAGTATTTGCTTTGGCCGCGACCGCCACCACCGCGCCCGCCTTGCTTTTCGACCA